GCTCATTGGTTGGACGCCACAAACGTCATATGCCATTAGGTTAGGCATTGCACGACGGACGAGGCTGATCAGTACAGGGTCGAAACCTGCAAGTCCAGCGGTGTTAGCGTTGCCGAGTGCGCTGCCACCAGGAGAAACAGTACCAGCGCCAAGGCTGTTAACTGCAACTTCGTTTAGCATACCGCGCTCTTCGCGCATGAATCTTTCTTGGTTCTCCAGGAGGACGGAGGTGACAGCTTTCTTGTAACGGTTATCGATAGGCGAGGAGCCTTCGTGACCAAGAACAGGTGCCCACTTTTCCTGGAGATGTTCTGCGTTAAACATTTTCTCTTTTTGGATTAGGGAGTTAAATTATTATGAGTTCCAGCGATTGATAGCGTTGAGGTATTGTGCCATTGCTGGTGATACTTCTTCGCCTTCTACTGGTGCTTCATCTGTAGCTTCTACTGCAGGGGAAGCGGGGTTTGCTGGGAAGTATGATTCACGGAGGGTCTTAACCTTCTCTGCAAACTTCTCTTCCGACTCAAACTCTACGCCTTCTGCTAGAGATGCCAACTTGTCTTTTTGAGTGTCTGCCAATCCTTCCGAAATTACATTCAGAATTACAGTTTTTGCAGACTCATCTAGACGACCTTGAAGTTTCACATTGCGCTCAATCTGTTCGTTGAGGCTGTCTTCCATCTTACGAATATCTTCAGACATTCCTTCGACGACATCAACTTTGTCATCGGGAATATTAATGTAGTGTTCTTGGAAGAGATTCTTGAGTCCAGCGATGAAGTCTTCGGTAATTTCGTTACGAATACCACGATCAATGGATACTTGGTTCTCTTCCAACCATGCTTTAACAGCATACTTGATAGTACCGCCTACCTCTTCTGCAAGTTCTGCCTTAACAGATGTTACTTGCTCGGAGACGCGAGTCTCAAACTGCTCTTCGAGTTTTGCCCACTCTTCAGCTAGTTTGGACTTGACGGCTGCTTCAAAAATTGTAGTTGCTTTTTCTTTGAACTCTTCAGTGAGTTCTGTACCTTCTGTAAGTGCTGCAACATCTGCACTCATATCAAGGGACTCGAAGGAAGGCTTGATGGGGTAAGATACATCAGGACCAGTAGATGTTGCATATGCTACATCTGCACCAACAGTAACGGTCTTGCCTTGATCGCCAGCATCATTGATGCTAGAGGTTTGTGCTGTTCCATCACTCTGTGCGCCTTTAGCACCAACAGGAGCTGATGCTTTAGCACCAGGATTGTCTTCGCCAGCATCATTTCCGTCTGGACGTGGACCACCATTGTCGGTGACTGACTGTTGAGCACCGTAACCGTTGACAGCATCAGTACCTACGGTTCCTTGTCCTTCACCAGCTCCAGCTTTGGAGTTGACTTCGGTCTTGGACTGACTAGCAGGTGCGGATCCACCACCAGGAATAACTGCTGCAGATACGGTTGGCATAGGATCGCCAGCCTCAACAACTAAACCTGCTTCAGTTACAAACTCCTCAAATTTTTCCTTTAACATATCTGACATGTGAGTTTCCCCTTGAATTTCTATAGCGATTTCTATGATTATTTATTAAATTAAAGATTTGACAAGAAGTGTTCAAAGACCTGTAGGGTCCTTACTTCGAGTTCTTTCTTGGATGATTCATTAATGTATCCCTGGTATTTAGACACGGTTTTCTCTTTAAGGAGACCGTTGTCCCATACCCATTCCTTACCTTCCATGATGCCGTTTACAAATGCATCAGGAGCAGAAGGATCTGCTACAATATCTGCAGCAGTTGCAAGCATGAAGTCATCCATAACATAGTTAGCGTTTTCACGCCTGTCAATACTACCCATGCCGCGTGAAGAAACACCAAGTTTCACACCCTCACCAAGGAGAGACTTGGCAATGTTGCCCATTGGTGTATCGAGAATTCTTGCCTTACCGACAAAGTTATTTCCCTCTGCTTTAAGTGACATGATCCTGTGCGATACACGATCAAGGTTTACAGTGGGACCATCGGGATGACCGAGTTCTCCTAGAGCACGACCTTTGGTTACATACTCTTCATTGTAACGACCTACTTCTTTTTCCAGAACAGAAAATGGATATACTCTTCCGTTACGGTTTTTTACTTCCGACTGGAGGAATACACCTTCAATGTAGAGATGCTTTTGACCGTCTTTTTCTTCGGTCAAAAGTTTGACCTCCTCAATGTTTTCTGTAATGAGTTTCATTCTTCTGGCGTATCTGTAGGTTCATCAAAGTAGCTGGATGCTACGGTTTGTTTGTACTGATCAATAACGTCTTGTGCTTTACCGTATAGATAATCGTTAATCTTATCTAACGCTTCGCCACGCTTCTTGTCAGCAATCAAATCAACAATGTCAACGAGTTCAGACTCTAGTGGTGTGTCCATATTATAATCAAGAGTTATATTTTATTTATTAGCTTTAGGTTTTGAAGCTGTTGGAGCAGGTTTTAATTTTTCCATTTCCTTTGCTTTATCTAGTTCTCTAACAGCACTATCCTCTGCAGATTGTGCTTCTAGTTCAGGTTTGTAAGCATCATTTTGACGATCCATCATGTCCATAGATGTAACATCAACTGGATCGATAACCATACCACTGTCGATATCAACACGCATTTGCTTGTCAATTTCTTTATACTCTTTGTCAGTCTGCATGAGAATTTGACGGCGAATATATTCTGTAGAGAAATACTTACCAACGAAAGGATCCATCTGGGTAACGAGAGTGACTCGCTGCAACATCATCTCTTGTTGCTTCAGTTCATTGAAGTGATTGTCAAACAGGAAGTCATATTGAATATGCTCTTCCATGTCCTCCCAATCTTCAGGGGCGATGACACCCTTGAGAATCAGTTGAGTCTTGAGAATGTCGTGGAACAAACGAGAGAAACGCTTGCGTAGACGACCAATGAACTTACTGAACTTCAGTTCATCACGAAGGATCTCTGTAGACTTGCCAAGGTTGAATGCTTTGTTATCATCAGTGAGACGTGATGGTGGTAGGTTCAGTGAGTTGTATAGTTTCTTTTTGAAATACTCAACATCCTTAAGTTCGCCAAGGTTCTGACCACCAGGCAACGTAGTAATTTCAGTACCACGTCCACCCTCTCTACGAGGCAACCAGAAATCCTCAAGCATACTCATATGCTTTTTGTCATCACGAATCTCGCCAGTGCTCGCATCGTATACAAGCTTGTTACGATAACGTGCCATGACATCACGTAGGTACTGTTCCGCTTTTACTTTAGGAAGATTACCTACGTCAATGTAAAAGATTCTACGTTCTGGTGCTCTTGATAGTCTGTAGATAACAAGAGAGTCTTCAATCATTCGCAGTTGATTGAGAGACTTGATTGCTTTATGCAAGAAGGATAAACTATACTTCTTGTTGAGATCCATAACGCCAGAGTTTACTGTGGCAATGGAATCTGAAGCAATTTTAATTCCGTTATTAGTTGAAAAATCTGATGGACTGTTGTGTGGCATTGACATCGAACCACCAAAACCTTTTGGTTGGAAGATGTAATACTCTACATAATCACCCCAGTCATATTGCAACGCAGTACCTTTGACTGCTTGTGGATCATTTGCAACTCTTGGATCAACAATTTTTTGACGAACCTTACGAATCTTGACTGCATCAATGTTTCGTAGTTCTAAAATTCCTTTCTTTGGGTTTTCAAGATCAATGACCTTGTGGTAATATACCCTACCATCCACGTACCAATTACGAACGATTTGGTGAGCGTTCTTGTCAAAGTTCAGCATCTTTAAGATGTGATCGAACTCATCACGAATCTTTTTCTTGACCCCTGCACCCATGTTTAAATGGGTCAACTCAATTTCAACGGGTGCATCGTCAGCATCACTGACCACAAACTCGTTTACAATTTCATCGATTGCGGTGTCTACCTCTGGGTGTAGCGACATGTCTCTATATCGCTTGAGTAGTTCATACTCATTCTTGGAGACGCCTTCAACATCTACGTATGTACCAAAATAGCCACCTGCTACGGTGGCTACGCTGTCGTCACTGTTAGGGGGAACAGGGGATTGTCCCTTATTCCCCCCGCCGTCTTTGATTAAAAAACCAAATAGTTGACTCATAATTAATAGATCTAATTGCCTGATAATACTATTTATCAGGTCAGAAAATCACTTATTAATCTCAATTTGTGATGCTTCAGCAACACCACCCTTGATTGCTTTCCAGTAAGAATACTGGAACTCAACTGTGAACTCTTCGATTTGATCGTTGCTATCATAAGCAAGATCAATCTGGGAGATGCTAGTTGGGAACGCAAACATCAGTTCATACGAACGTAGTTTTGAGGGTGCATCAGGACCTTGTGTATCCTTACGGAGTTGATGAACCTTCATGCTTTGCATGTATCCATCAGTTGAACTAGGCTTGAACAACGGAGCATTGTTTGCCTCGTGAGTGTTGATAGCCTCCAACCATTGCTCGAAGAAACCACGAACCTTCATGTCCTTATCGTTGAAGAACGTTGCAGACCAGGTGTCGAATGTACGATCACCAGCGATCTTGACGGTTCTTCCTCTGAAAGGAACCTCAATGACTCCCAGGTTAGATGCTGGAAGTGCAGTGGATTTGCAAAGAAGGTTGATCAAATTTTGATCTTCGCTGTTTGCAGATGGTTCATTATCAAGACCCGCTGGGAACGGGATCTCGACGCTGAACATATTGGGCTTGACGCCTTCGCCAATTTTACTTAAGAAATTTGAAATGTTTGCCATTTGTGTTTACCTTTCCTTTTTTGGGTTATCAGTTACCGATTACTTCAGCGAACGAGACCCCAGTCTTCGTCGCAGTAAACGTTACAGTGATGTAGTTGATGGAACGGGTTGGTTTCATGAATAGTTCTGCAACAAACTCGTTACGGTCAACAACGTCGGGGGTGTTGTTTGTTTCATCACATACCACAAGGAAATCAGTTACGCCACGACGTGCTTGAACTTCCGAAAGGTAGCTAGTTGCTGCCGTGAGGAAGGAAGAACGTGTTGTCGCGTCGTTTTGTTCAAATAGCACTGCCTTGGCAAGTCCACCAATTCTTCTCTCAACGTTAAGGAAGAGACGACGTACATTGATACGATCGAAGGAAGAGGGAGATGCGAGTGCAGTCTTGTCGCCAAACAGAGTGACGCCACTGCCAGGGAATACAACAACAGGGTTGATTCTGTTCTGGTAGAGTTCGTCTCTATCTGCTTTGCTTGGGTTGTATGCTAGTTTAATAGCGTTACGTAGCGAACCTCTGTTCAAACCAGCAGGTGAATACCAGTCATCGAGAAGGGTCGATGTGTTAACACAGAGACCAGCAATGTCTCCGTTGCAAGGGATGTAGCGATACTTATCGTTGAAGCGGTCGTAGAAATACTTGTAACCGCTATCGAAAATAGCATACGACGTAGAAGTCATGCCATTAAAGAAGTTGAGAGTATTCTCTCTTTGTTGTTGACTGGTTAGTGAACCATTGGTGCCAACTTGGTTTGTCTTATGAGGAGAAACGAAAGCGATACAGTCTTTTCTACCAGCAGCAATTGCAATAACTTTGTTTGCTTTTGCTTTAGTGTCTAGTTCTGTAGCAGAAGATCCGCCCATAAGAACGAAGTTCAAATTAGGAACTAGTTCTGTATCAGCAAACTCATCAAATGCAGTTTCAATTTCAGCAGGGGTGTATACGTAATCGTCAACACCACCAGACAAATCAACTGCATTCAAACCGATTAGTTGCAACTTACCTGTGATGGCAGAACCTGCTAGGTCTAGTGCTTCACCAACACCAGTAGAGGAAGGATTCCAACCAGCAGCAGGAGCAGTTCCGTTAAAGAAGAATGAAGACTGTTCAGCAATGATGTCTCTGTAGAAATTAGCAGCACCTTCAGAACTTCTGCCGTCAGATAGTTTGGAGACGAATAGAATTCTTTCTAGGACAGTATTAGCAGAACCGCTAATAGCACCGTCTGTATCAATTACAGCAAAGTGAACTTCGTCATACTGGACGCCATTTTCTACAGCAAATGCAGAAGTGCCAGGACGAGGACCGATGGCACCAAGAGGAAGACCAGTGCCAGGAATGATTGTATTAGTATACCAATCTTTAACTGCACTAATTGTGATTGCAGTATCGGTTACTGATGCAACATCAAAAGTTGCATCGCTGTTACCACCACCAACTGTGAGGGTATCGCCATCAATATATCCAGCACCACCAGCAGCAATTGCGACTGCACCAATAGCACCACGAACAGTTCCGATGCCAAATGTTGCATCAGATCCACCACCAGCAATGGTGATAGTGTCGCCTACGGTGTAACCAGTTCCAGGATTAGCAATTGCAATCGAAGTAACTGCACCAGCAGATGCAACGATGTCAACGGTCAAACCAGTACCAGTACCGCCAGTTGTTGCTTGAGCAGTAGCAGTAACATAAGAAGTACCACCACTACCACCGTTAACGGTGAGAGGAATACCAGTAGATACTGTGATGTTAACTGTAGCTCCTGCGCCAGATCCACCAGATGTTGCAACACCAGTTGCACTTTCATATCCAGTACCACCAACAACGCTGTCAGCAGCAGAGACAACACCAGTATCTGGAGAATCGATGCTATCTGCAGGTGTTAGTCTGTTGGTAGGATCATCAAGAATTAGTGCAGCATTTAGATTTGCAGAATCCCAGTTATAAACAACTGCTTTCTTACCACCAGTAAATGTGACTACATCACCCATCGCAATACCAGCTGGTGCTGCGGTTAGGGTTACAATTTGATCAGCACCACGGTCAACAGCAACAACTTTAAGAGAGTTGCCGTGAGTTCCTGCTGTTCTTGCTACGTAACGATTTCCGTTTCCGTTACCTGCTTCCCAATCATCATCATTCTTGACTAGGACAGCACCACCAGCATCTGATGCACTGTTAACACCTGTAGCAGCACGAACGACTGCGAGGCGACCACCGTATCCTAGGAATTCCGATGCTACAAAGAAATCTTCTGCGTTAGCGTCGGTGGGTTGACCGAAAACTGTAATTAATTCTTTTTGTGACGCGATATTCACAACCTTTCCAATAGGTCCAGTCCTGAAACTGGAAGCAAATGCTGCTGTGATGGAAGATGCACCCACAACAACGGCATTACTAATGTCACGCTCCTTTAAAACAATTCCAGGCGAGACTTGACTTGCCATGTTTTTTCTCCTTGATTAAACCAAATTTGATCTATAGGTATTTAGAATTTTGGAACTTTCAAGTGGGGAAACAACGCACGAACTCTTTACCAGTCTGGATAGATATCTTCCTTATATTTTCTTCTTTTAGTGCTTACTCTCTTTTTTGTACATTCTTTACATTCATAAGACCAAGCAGATAATGATGTTCTATCTGGTCTGGATCTGTAAAAGTCTGTAGTTAGATCTTTAGTTTTTCCACAAGATCTACATCTTCTTTTTTTGAAGAGGACAGTATCCAAATCAAACATATCTTCCACGTTCATCAGATACTCCACATGTATGAAACATCTTCTTGTGTATCACCATACTCCCAGACAGACCCTTCCTCTACAAATCCTTCATCGCCTTCTAGTCCAGTGGTAATAAATCCAAACGGTGCCATGTCTTGTTCGATCTGATTCTTTTGTTCAGAATAGATACGTGCTCTCACATCGTTGTCAGTCATTTCTTTAAAGTAATCTTGCTGGACTAACCAAGCAAAGATCACCATACACATTACCAAGTCATCATGAAATCCTTCATCAGCTTCAAAGGATTGTTTCTTTTGAATGAACGTGGTAAGTTCTGATATAATTTCGTAGTCATTGAAGATAAGTTTATCATCTTCAATAATTTGTTTAAGGTTAGCACAACCAACTTTTTTTACGGTGACACTCATCTTGACACCTAGTTGTGTTTTAGATCCAGAGAATCCATGCCCCACAATCTGTCCTGCACGCCCTCTCATGGCACACATAAGCACGTTAGGATACTCAAGGTCATAGTTAAGAATAGACGCTACAGAGTCTCCTACGTCATTTACCTCTACCATAACCCAAGCATTATTGTATGCTCTAGCAACGTCATTGATGACGTTAGGAAACAACATTGGTTTGACTTCGTTGTTCCTATACTTTGCTACTATCTTATATGGAACTGTAGTAATGTCGTAGACAATAAAAGCAGAATAGTCTCCGCCAATACCCCTACTAACATCAACCGTAATAATATATTCTGCTTTGTCTGTTGGTATTTCATATACGTCAAATCCCTTGTTTGTAGTAATGGGGGTGACAAAAGTTAGTGCTCGCAGTTTAGCAGCAGAGATTAATGTATCAACAGATCCTAGAAACTCACACTCAAACTCTTGTGTGAACTGTCTCTCGGACGTGTTCTTAATAGTTTCTGCTTTCCAATGCTCATCACGACCAGGCACCTGTGACCAGTGTACCTCATGCCAGGTATATCCATTCCTATCATTTTGTGCATCAGTCCACAACTTATAGAAGTGGTTCATACCCTGTGGGGTAGAGATGATAATTACTTTCGTTGACTTACCAGAAGTAATAGTAGGATAAACAGAGGCAAAGAACGACTCTGCAATATGGTTTGGTACGAACGCAAACTCATCGAGGAAGATGATGTTAAACGACATACCTCGGACAGCACTTGCAGATGTAGAAGCTGCCAATATCTTACTGCCATTCTCCAACTCCATAG